GCCGAGCGCAGGCTGGAAGTGGTGGCCGCGATCATCGAGAACCTGCGCGCCCAGCTGCCGTTCGAGGAGCTGATAGCGTTCGAGGCGGCGCGGAAGGATAAGAAGGCGAGACGGCAGAAGAAGGTAGCGTGAGATGGCAACAGCGATCGGCGGCCGGTTCGTCCTTCCCATCATGCAAGTCGTAGACAGCACTGGCGTGCCCTACAACGGCGCGAAGCTGTTCTTCTACGCGACCGGCACCAGCACCGATCAGCAGACGTTCTCCGATTCGGCGCTGACGGTGCCCAACCCGCAGCCCGTGCTGACGAATGCGCAGGGCATGTTCCCGCAGATCTTCATGCTGCCCGCGCCCGCCTACCGGGTGCGCCTGCTAGACCCCACGGACGCGATCGTGTGGGACTGCGATCCGGTGTCTGGGCTCCCAGGTGTCGGCACGGCGCCGGGCTACGTGCCGGTGGGCAGCATCATGCCGTTCGCTGGCGGCGCACCGCCATCAGGCTGGTTGTTCGCGGATGGCAGCCTGATCAGCCGCACCGTGTTCAGCGTGCTGTTCGCGGTCATCGGGACCACCTACGGCGCGGGAGACGGCGCCACGACATTCGCCGTGCCTGATCTGCGAGGCCGCGTCGCAGCGGGGGCGGACAGCCAGGGCGGGGTCGCCGCTGGGCGCCTGACGTTCGGCAACAGCGGCGTGGCGGGCGACACCCTCGGTGCCTCGGGCGGCAGCGAGCTGTCCCAGGCACACAATCACACGCTGACCGATCCTGGGCACAACCACACCACCAACGACGCTGGCCATGCGCACGAGCAGCAGATGGGGCAGGGCTCGGGGTCAACTAATGCTTGGAACATTACGGGAACGGGCGCACTTGTTAATATGGATATTATGACAGAACCAGCTACCACTGGTATTACCAATAATGGCACTACGACTGGTATAACTATTGATTCATTCGGTTCTGGATCGTCACAAAATGTCCAGCCCACGATTGTCACCTTGTATGTGATATTCGCCGGATAGTAACAAATGAAACAAAGGAGTATCCCATGAGAGCCGACCGCAACCAGAGCCTACTCGTGCAGTCACGTGAGGTGGCGAAAGACATCCCCTTCCTGGAGGACGTCCAGTATCGCGATACCACGGTACGAGCGCACGCCGACTGGACGAACAGCTGGATGGCCACCAAAGCAGTTTGGAACGGTGCGCAGTTCTTCATCGGATGGATGTTCATCGTTTTCTTCGTCATGTCAGGGGCAATCGTTATTGAGTTTTTCATCAGCGATCATCCGCACAGGATTTTAGACAATCTGCTGAATGGCCACGGCTTCTAACCCCTATTGGGACAATCCATGCTCAACATGCGCCCCAGTCTCAGCACCAAGGGCCTGCAGCCAGCGCCGTGTTGCCTCGCTCAGGTTCTTGAAGTCTGAAGCCTTCTTCAGCAGATCCTGGGCGATATCAGGATTGCCAGCCGCCTCGATCAGGCGCGCGCGTAGCGCCTCGGTTGGCATTTCATACATGCGGTGCAACAGGGATTGACCGATACCCTCCGCACTCATACCGAGTATTGCGCCGACACCGAGACCGGTGGTGCTTTCGATCATATGACCGATAAGGCCACCAGAAATGACGAAGAGATGCTTGTTCAGAGCGGTCGAGAACAGGTTGATGATTTGCGGGTTGCTACCGCCCATTAGACGCTCGAACGTCTCGCTGCCGGTGCCACCGCGCAGGTTGGCGACGCGTGCGCCCATCGCCGCGCTGTCGCGGATCGCCCGCAATAAATCTATCTGCTGCGGGGCTAGTATGCGGCTGCTTGCCAGCCAGCCCTGGTTGCGATCAATCCACTGCACGAGCTTGTTGAGGTGACGCGCCTCGGCGCCGGTCTGCGATTCGGCAATGGGCGTGATCATGGTGTTGATGATGTAATCCACCGCGCTCTGGCCTAGTTCACGTTGCGCGGCCTGCGCGACGTTGGGGGAGAACCCGCTGCGTGCGAGCTGAAGCCACTTCGTGCGGATGTCGTCGAGTGCATTGGTGATGGCGTTGATGCCGGTGCCACGCTCGCCAGCACTCTGTGGATCGAAGCCGAACAACGACCGACCGCTAACAGCTGGGTCGGAGCCTTGCTTGATGATGTTCTGATAGCGCTGATGGCCGATGGTGTCCCACATCTTCTTGGTAAAGGCACGCGCCTCTCCGTAGGCAGCCTTGACTGCTGGGTTGGTGCGCAATGCCGGGTTGCTGTCGATCGCCTTCAAAAGACCGCTGGCGAGATCACCAGCGATTTTTCTGATCATCCCGTCCGGGTCTTTGCGGGATATTTCCAGGATCTCGCTGCGAATATCGTTAAGGTCAGCCAGTGTCGTGCTGTTCGGCATGTTGCTAAGATCTTCTAGGATGCCGCGAAGGCCTGCGTGGTTCTCGATGGCACGACGAAAACGCAACGGCATCTTGCTGCCGAAATTACCAACCGCACCCTTGATGGCTGGCATGTCCACCAACGATCTGAGCAGCGGATGATCCCACAGGCGGTGCTCTTCCTGTTTGAACACCTGCCACGCGCGCTGGAGAGCGCCCTGCAGTCGTCCTGATGCCTGGGCTGGGTTCATCGCGCGGCTGGCCAGCTGCGGCACGGCAGGGCGCCCGGTTGGTGAGAGCGTGACAGCGCGACTTGGCTGCGGCGTGGTCGCAGTCTCGGTAATCGCCCGCTGCTGCTCCTCGCGGCGTGCGACGGCTGCGGCGTCGTCCATGGTGTTGGCGCGCCGCTCGGCTGCGGCGAGGCGAGGGTCATTGGTAGCGCCGCCAGTGCCCAGGGGGAAGTTCTCGATGGGCGCCTGTTCAAATGTTGGCGGTGGTCCCTTGACCATCTCCCCCATGGTCTGCCCTGCCTTCACATCCACCTGCGCGGCAGGGCGCAGCGAGCGGTAGATGCCGCCAATCAGCCGACCGACGTAGGGCATCGCAGCGGTGAGTGCGCCACCCCACTCAGCACCCTTACGTGCGTCATCGAGCCGCTGCTGTGTGTCCCCCTCAGACAGGCCGAAGCTGGTGATGCCACCGAGCGTGCTACCGGCAGCGACATCCCCGGCGAGTGGGAGAAGCCCCTTCGCGCCGGAAAACAGATTGCCGGTCAGCAGCGCGTTCGCGCCGGTACCCACCAAAGATCCGACCGCCGACTTCACCGGATGCTGCTGCTCCAGTGCGTGGCGATCGGCCTGTAACTGGCCTTTGAGTTTCTCCCAGGCTTCGCCGATCGGCATACCAGTGCGGTAATGCATGATCAGTGCGCCAGGGAATGCAGCGACGTCCTCGTCGAAGCCCATCGTCAGAGCGTGGGTCATGGAGCGGTTGGTCGCTGGATCGTCGAGAGACGGCATGGCGTCATTGATCGACTTCACCGTGTTCCAGACGTGCTGGTACCAGGGCTGGTCGCTGGCAGTGGTCGCCGGGTGCGACTGCACCGGCTGATCCGGCAGCTTGGCTGGGCTGGTGTCCGACCGGTAGCCGCCGTCTGGCTGCTTGGTGAAGCCACCCGCAGTAAACGGATCGAACGGTGCTGGCTGTGCCGGTGGCGGCGTAGCCGCTGGTGGCTGAGGTTGTACGGCCGGTGCGACAGCGGCAGGAGGCTGTGGCGTAGGCGGTGACGGCGCAGGGGGCGCAACAGCGGGGGCAACTGCGGTCGCGGCTGGGGGCGGCGCTGGCGGTGGTGCTGGGGGTGGCACGGCACGGGCTGCTGGTGCGGGTGGTGCCGCCGGGTGCTGCACTCCAGGCGCCGGTTGCGCTGGGACGAACCCAGACCCAGGCTCTCCTGGCTTCGCTGCCGGGTTGTAGGGGGTGGTCTCGATGACCGCCTGATAGCCCGGCGGGGCTGGCGTAGCCGCTGCTGGCGCAGGCGGCGTCAGGGGGCCGGGAGGCGCGGTGTACTTGCCATCGGCGCCCTTGACGAAACCAGCCGCAGCGAACGGGTCGAATGGCGCGGCAGTTGTGTCGAGCGGCATTTAATACTGCCCCTCGACCGGAACCCAGCTTGGGTCGGCACGACGCGCGATCGCGACAGCTTCAGCCTTCTGCGGATCTGTGAGCCCCGCCTTGTCCCAGGCACCTTTCGGCTTTCCGTTGATGAGATTGGCCGCCGCCAGATAGACCCTTGGATTGTGGATAGACTTTGAGGTGTTCCAGTCATCGTCAACCTGACGCTGCACGGGTTCGTAGGGGTTGGTCCATGGTGATTTGTTGTACTCAGTCTGCGCGCCTTCCGTTCTCCTGCTCAGGTCATTGGCGTAGTCCATCGTCATCTGATGCCCGACGATCATGCGGTCGAGTAGTTCCTTGACCGTATCGCCCTGCATGTCGAGACTGGGTGACCCCTTGCCGATCAGCGTCGTCAGGCCAATCCCTGAGCGCACGCCGGGCATCGCTGCTTCCTGCGCGGTGGCGAGATTGACTGCTTCTTTTATGAAGGCCTCGCGGTCTGGCAGCTTGCCGAAGTCCCACCCATCGATTTTCTTGATCAGGTCATCCACCCCGATGGTGCCCGCTAGCGTACGGGCAACGCTGAGAGCGTTGGTGCGGAACCCGGCCGCGAAGCCGAAAGCGTTCGCATCCTTGAGGGGTTGTATCCGATCACGCATGTCATTCACGGTGCGTGATGCGCCATGCGCCGCGATGGCCGCGCTGTGGGCTTCATTCACCGCGTTGCTGTCGTTGGTAATGTTGCGTTCGATGATCTGAGCCACACCCGGTGCCCGCTGCGGCGCGCTCTGATACGTCGCACCACCTCCACCGCCACCACCACCTGGGGCCGCTGCTTGACGCGGCACGCCGGGCTGCCCGCCTGGGCCAGGACCGACATCTGTCGAACGGCCGTCGATGTTGTCGGGCGTGATGGTGTTGTTGCCAGCGCGGCGCTGTGCCCAATCGATGAAGCCGCCTGTCGTGGTATTGCCCTGCAGTTCAGGATTGTTGGCGACTGTGCCTGGGGCCAGCAGACCGCGCCGCTCCATTTCCGCCATAGTCATGTTGGGCGGCACTTTGTTCAGGTTGATCATGCCCTGCGGGCCGATGTAGTGCGACATGAAAAGATTGGCGGCACTTGGCCGGATACCGGCATTCTGCAGCGTGACACTGTTATTGGCAGTGAAGCCCTGAAGCATCTTCGCCTCGGCCTGCGGCGACAGTTGCTTCGCGACGATCTGCTGATCTGTCAGACCAGCGACTTCCTGCGGTGCCCACAGTCGCGCCTGCTCGACTTTGGTCTTCGGTGACCAGCCGAACTCTCCCATGGTTGGCTTGAAGCCCTCATGGGTATGCACGACGCCAGCGTAGTCAGCGAACGGCCCAGGCGCCACGGTCGTCACAGCAGCGACGGCTGGCGATGGTGTGCCACCACCACCACCACCCGGCGCGCCGCCGCCTGCTGGCTGTCCTTCCACCGGTTGATCCGCGTTCTGCGCGATCTGTGCCGGGGTCAGTCTCTGGTCGGTCATCGTGCCGCCCGGCCCAGGTAATTGGCCGGTGACGACCGGCGCATCGCCAGAATGCATCCTCGGGCTAAACACATAGCCATGTGGGCTCGGGACGTAGCCACGATTGAGTTGGTCGGTATCCTGCTGCGCTGTCACACTGGGCTGCAGGGCGCGAAGAACCGTCGCCCTAGCGCCAAAATTCTGATGGAGCATGTGGTAGTCGTTCTGGGAGAGATAGCCGTTGTCGTATTCTTGCTCAATGGCGCGTGACCATGCCTGCGGCGTATCGGCACCAATGGCGACTTGCAGCAGATAATTGTTACGCTTTGCGACCGCTTCTGTCGCTGCCTGGGTCGCGTTCTTGCCGCCTTTGATGTCCTGCCAGTATTGGGTCTGCATCTGGCTAGGCACCATCACGCCGCCAAGCTCCATCGAGTAGACCCCGTTGGGTGATCCTACCGTGCTGGGATACTGCGGCTCCTGCTGCGGCTGCCCTGGCGCGGCCGGTATCGCTGGTGCCCCTGACGTGCCTCGGGCGCCCGGCGCAGCCGCTGGCGCGTTCGGTGGTGGCTGCGGTCTCACGGTGATCGTTGGCACCTGATCCGTCGGCACCGGCTCGGATGTCGAGGCACCGAGGAAGATACCGTCACCATAATTGGGTGCCGGTAGACCGCCAGCGGATTGGAGGCTGGAACTTCCTGGCGGCGCGTATCCGCTGTTGGTCTGCATAGCCAGCGCAGTGCTGGCAGGCATCGGCGCGTTATACGCCGTGCGCTGGGTGTTGGGTGTTGGGGTTGGCGACTCGCCAATAGGAGCAGCTCCACCCCCACCGCCCCCTGCTGGCGCTGCTTGTGGCGGTGCGTAGCCGCTGGATGTGTCAGGTGGCCGCCACGTGGTGCCTTGTTGCTGCTGACCGCCCTGTTGACCCTTCCCGTGGATCGCTTGTTCGTTGATGAACCGGTTCCACTCGTTACTGATCTGCTGCCCGGTGGTCTGAGCCCCGGCGTAGCCAGCACGCGCGCGCAGTTCTTCCGCTTGTGCCTGCTGTGTTGGGATCTGCGCGTAGTTCAGTGCGATGTCGGACCACATCTTCGGCAGCTGCGCCTGGGTCTCCGACCCGCGCATGATGATGTCGCCGAGGGTGCCGCTCATGTCGTGTTATCCTTGCCCATAGGGAACCATATTGTCGCGACCGGTCCAGCCGGATCCTGCTGGCGGCACGTAGCCAGCGGCGAGTGGCGAACCGGCACCAGCAGAAACGCTGCCAAACTGGGTGGGTGTGAAATACCTGCCCGCCGCGCTGATCAGCCCGCCACTGCCGCCGCCGTAGCCGCTGGTCATGCCCTGACCCGCGAGCGCCTGGGTGATGCCTTGCACCATGTTGCTCTGCGCGGTGCCCTGCGCCATCGCGCTCGCCGCCTGGAGGCTGCCGAGCTGGGTGTCGGTCGCGCCCACCTGCTGGCCGATCTGGCCGCCAGACTGAGCGATCGTGCCAGCCGACGTCTGCCCCATGCCAGCGAGGTTCTGCAGCGCGCCGATGTAGTTGCTAAAGTTGCTGGCGGCGTAGTTGCCCGCCATCTTGCCGATACCAGCCAATTCACCCGCGCCGACGCCGCCACCCTGCCCGGTAGACGCGTTGCGTCTGATTGATTCCTCGAATGTTTGTTCTGGGAACGTGTAGAACGGCGTCTTGGTGAACTGGTTGTAGCTCGCCAGCGCGCCGCTGCCGCCGGGCATCCCGCTCGTGGTCGCAGGACCGGCGCCCGCCAGACCGGTGAATTGCGCGAGGCCGCCCAGCGCCTGCTGGCCGGTGGTGACGTAGGGCATGAGGTTGGTCTGCGTGGTGTCGTAGACGCCCTTCTGGAAGCCTAGCGCATCCCGCATGGGCCCCGCGCCAGCTTCCGCTGCGTTCTTAGCGGCATTGCTCTGGATCATGCCGCTGGCGACGCTACCGGCCGCAGCAACGCCCGCAGCGGCGAGAACAAACCCCATTACCCGATCCTCTTCTTGTAGATCGTCTCGATCGGCTTGTAGCCCATGAACCGGAACATCACACCAAGATCGCGCCCGCCGCGTCCCGGCTGCACGTGCAGCTTCACCCGGTTGCACATGTCATTGACGCCCTTCTCGCGCAGCAGATCCTCGGCAACCCGAAAGATCTTGACCCCGAGCCAGCCAGACCGATGCGCCGGTTCAATGAAGAACAGATCTGCATCTGCAACTATGGTCTGGTAGTGCATATGCGGCGCCATGACGTAGACCGCGTAACCGATCGGCGCACCGTCCTTTCGCATGATGACGCACGCCTCCAGCCCGGCCTGCTCCAGCCTTTCGTACATCTCCCAGTTCATGGCCAGCGGCACACTGAGATCCGCCGAGGCCTCGCGGTAATGGTGCTCAAACAGCGCCGCCGCCTCGTCGCGCAGCCAGCTGAGCCGTTCCTCGTGGAAGCTGACGCCACGATATCGCGCCAGCAATCGAGGCGGTGACGGTAGCGGGCGGGTGTTGGCATGAAGAGCGACGGCAAGCGGCATGGCCCGGTATCCCTACGGGTGACGGTGGCCATTCCTATGCCCAGGCCACCCTACATAGGCTGCGGCAGAACCGCCAGACTTCCATACGCGCTGATCGCGCCGCTGAACGTCGCCCTGACATTGAGATACACAGGCGTCCCGACAGGGAAGAACAGCACCCTGGCGATGCTGCCAATCGTCAAATCCGCACCGATGACCGAAGGAATAGCGCCAGCTCCGAACCAACCGGTGCCGAACGCGCCGGGCGCTGTCTCGATCGCGCCAGCCGTGATGCCGACCGAGACACTGGCCACGGTCACCGAGCCGGTGCCGGTCAGGCACAGCGTGCCGATCAGCATGTTGTTGCCGCCGCTGACTAGACTGATGCTGGTGACCCCGGCGACCACGCCCGACGTCAGCGGCACCGCCCCGGCCAGATCCAGCTCGGTGAACTGTGGCTGCAGGCGGGAGAACTTGTCGTTGGTGCTGGCGACCGATGCCGCGAGCCCGACGGTCAGCGTGGTGATGTGGCCGTCGATCGTGGTGATGGCCGTGGTGTTGGCGGTGACCTGGGCCTGCAGCGCGGTGAGATCACCCGTGTTGCTGCCGTGCGAGGCGCTGAGCCGCTGCAGATACTGGTAGAATTCCTGGGTCGCGAACGCACCGTTGCCCTGCACTGTGGCAATGGGCCTGTCGCCATAGACAATGCCGGTGCCCGACATCAGCTCGCCATACCCTGGTCGATGTCGATGTATATACCGATGACATTACGCCTGACTGGATCGGTGCATTCCAGCTTGATCACCCGCTGGCGGAACTGGCCCATCTTGAGCCAGCGCAGGCGCGTTTTGTAATGGCCGAGGGCACCGATGTCGCGCGGCTTCACCAGGGTCGACCATGTGCGTGCGCCGTCGTCGCTGACGGTGAGGCGCCACTGCGGTCGCTGCGCGGGGCCGGTTGCCTCGGTGATGATGTGCGGCGTGCAGCCGGGACCGGCCGCCGGATCGATCTCGCCGCTCACCACGAACGCACCGCCGTTGCCGTTGTTCTGCGGGAAGTCGAGCGGTGGCCCGAGGGTGGTCAGATAGACCGCTGGCTGCTGCGCGAACGGGATCTCGCCGCTGACGCCCATCCACTGCGGGGTGCCACTCAGTGATACGAACAGTTGGCGCGTGGCTGCCACCGAGAGATCGACGAAGCCGTGTTGCGGTTGGAACAGCAGCTCGCTGTCGGTGAGGGTTTCACCAGCGGGCACGTCGTCCTCAATATCGACAATGCCGTAGATGGTCGAGCCGTCGCGGCTCATCCCCCACGCTTCGCCTTTGTACTCACCGAATTCGGTTGCAGCGTCTGGCAGCGTCGGCAACTGGTGCAGCGTGCCACTGTCGTCCCAATAGATCGCCCAGCGGTAGTTGTTAGTGCCACCCTCGTAGCCGCCGCCGCAGACGCGTGCGCCGGTAGCCGAGCAGCCATAGGCTTCCGTATTATTGCCGCCCGCCAATGCTCCAAGATCAGTGATGGTGATGCCGTTCCATCGGGCGCCGTGGTAAGCACCCGCAGATGTGTGGCCAAAGCCAACGGCAATGGGCTCAATGGTGCCTCCAGCCACCCATGTTACGACTGGCACTGATACGTCGGTAACGGGCTCCAAGCCGTTAAGGAAGTGCTGTACACCATAGACGGTGCTGCCAAGACCACCAATGGACGTGGTCGTCAGACTGTCCCAGTAACACGGTCGATCGCTCCCGGTCGTGTCGTCCCAACAGATCCCCCAGATTATAGTTCCTGCGTCATTACAAGCTTGCGCTTGGTAAGGTAAAACTGAAACGAAACCCTGATAAAGCGTATGGAACGTCGTCCCTGTACCAAGCCAGAAGCCAGCGCTGAAATTATCCGCTTCGCCGACGATCAGAGACCCATCCGCCGAACAGCATAGACCACCAGACCCCGTGCGGATTGTGGTCGATGGTAATGCAGTCGGGACCGTGACATCCCAGCGCGTCGCTCTGTCTGGTAGAGATAGACTGCTGATGCTGCTTCCAACGATACGGGAGGCATCGTCAGAACAGAGCCGATCAGATACGCCACCGCTTATACCGGTGCCGGGTAGAGCGCTACTAAAACCAGCAACGGCGTAAGTTGCTGCTGGCAGCAAAGAGGTTTCCATCGAACCGCCGGATGTCCATTGGACAGGACCACCATCGGTGCCGAGGATAGTCGACGCATCAGGCACACAATAAACTGCCGATGACGGTGTCGTCGTGTGCGCAAGAGATGTGACAGTCGTGCCTTCCCATTTGACCGCCACTTGATTGCCATCCGCGTCAAGCGCCCAACCGACAACGGTGTTGCCATCGCTGCTGACGTGTGCAGGAGACGACACCTGGACCCCTATTGGGGCACCCGGCAGCAACTCCAGCCGTTCGCAAACAGTGAACGGATCGCGCCAGACGACACCAACACGCGTGACCATCAGCTCATCCCCTGCCCGACATCGAGATAGACGCCGATGATGTTCTTGCGCACCGGGTCGGTGCTCTCCAGCCTGATCATACGCTCACGGCTCTGCCCCATCTTCAGCCAGCGCAGCCGGGTGAGGTATTTACCCAGCTTGCCCATCGAGCGTGGCTTCACCAGCGTGCTCCAGGTGCGGCCACCGTCGTCCGACACCGACAGGCGCCACTGCGGATCGGCCGCCGAGCCAGATGCCTCGGTGACGATGTAGGGCGTGCAGCCTGGGCCAGCGGCGGCCTCCAGCGTGCCGGTGGGCGCGAACCCGCCGCCATCGCCATTGTTCCCGGCAAAGTCCAGCGGCGGCCCCTGTGTGGTCAGGTAGACGGCCGGTGTCGAGCCGAACGGCAGCGCGCCGCTCGGTCCCATCCACTGCGGTGTGCCGCCGAGCGAGATGAACAGCTGGCGCGTAGCCAGCACCGACAAATCGACGAAGCCGCGCTGCGGCTGGAAGAGAAGCTCGCTGTCGGTGAGGGTTTCAAACGCACCACCCGCCAGAGTGATATCGATCGTCGCATAACAGATGCCACTGCGTTGTTGGATCACTCCACCAAAGGTGCCAACAGTGCCACCAGAACCAAAGCCGCCGCTACCAAAAGAGAAGCCTTTCGGGTAAAACCGCTCGACACCTATTGACGCATCGTAGTCACCGACATGAACCTCAAACAAAACTGGACACACAAGCTGGTCAGACACGCTGGTGTTCAGCGACAGGCCGCCCGGCACGGCGTTGCCGATATTGTTGAACTGGATCGACGCAGGATCAATGCCCCATGGGTTCGTGAGATCCGCGAGGCCGCCATACGAAATTAGTGCCAGATCACACTCTTCAGGACCAACGCCAATTCCAGTCACTGACCACGTCACGGAGTAAGCCGCCGTTGGCGTTATTACTGATGGTGCCAGCGCGTAGAATAGCTCGGCATTTGTCGTGCAGTAGTGCTGCACGCTATGGATCGTATCCCAGTTTATGGTGTTGAACGATCCACCGCCAAGACGGGTGAATGTCAGGCCTGGAAAGGTGAAATGATCAACCGAAACCGGTGACGGATATGGTAGTGACGTCGCAGTCCCTGTAGAGAATACCAACGCAAACACGACGGTGTTAGGTTGTGTTGTCCCGAACTCCTCGGAAGAAACAGGCGTGACGACGCCCCAGCTTCCCGAGGCGCCACCCAGGTTGTCTCTGTTTGGCATCTGCGTTGAACCGAGCAGCGTCACCCCGGCATACCAAGCCCCTTGATTGGTGCCATGTACCGGATTGGTATTCCATGCATCGTCAAATTGCGGCGTGTAGGGTTTTATGATCCCAGGCACCTCCGTGACGACAGCAAAGACATCAAAGCTGTCCGATGAACTGCTGCTGCCGTCGTTATGGTAGGCTACCCGACCATCATCGATGTCCTGTTGGGTGAACTGCGTGGTTGGGGATCCGTCCTTAAGGATACCGCCATGACTGGGTGGTGAAGTGACGGTGTAGGCCACGTTGCCATCGACGATTGGTGCGCCTGGGCCAATATAAACACCGCCGCCATCGGTGCTGCCGTAGCTGTAATTCATCTGGATCGAGGTGATAGTCGTCGTAACACCGATCCCCGCATTGATGAAGCCGCTGACTCTGAGTGTCGGATCGGCTGGATCAGCCATCAGCTCATGCCCTGCCCGATGACGGTTTGAAAGCCGTATGGCATCAGCCGCTCGCTGGCAGCAGCAGCCAGTCGTCCCCCGGCGCATTGGCGATCGCATTGGTGCTCGACCACGTCAGCACCACAGGCGTCAGCTCGGTGTCGCCATACCCCACCGTGCTCACCCAGCACTGGATCTGATGGCTCGGTGTATACACACTGATGCCGATCCACACCCAGGTCGACCACGCCGACCACTGATACTCGGCATCGAGGATCGGTGCCGCATCGGCATCGAACAGCTTCACCACGATCTGGTTGTCGGTGCCCGGTGAGCTGGTGTCGTTGGCAATGGTGATCTGCATCGAGCTGTTGCCGAACGTCAGGCCGCGCGTCGTGCCGTCATCCGGCAGCAGCACCCAGTCGCTGAACACGAACCCGTTGAAGCTGTCGCCCACCCCGGTCAGCGCGCCCACCGTCTCGATCTGCGATGGCGTCGTCAGGGTGATCGCGGCGGGGCAGAACTCTTCCGTCACCTGCTGGGTGTAGGGCGCGCCGACGCCGCTCTCGACGTCGATCTCAAACCGCTTCAGGAACGCGCGGCGGCGATCGCTGTGGATCGGTGGCCCGACGATCAGCGCCCGCATGGTGTGGCCGAACTCGGTGAACACGTTGTTGTTCAGCTGATCGACCCGGCCCGACAAGCTGTCGCCGAACAGGATCTCAGGATACTGCTCGATCGATGAGCTGGCGTTCAGCGCGCAGTTGACCCGCCAGCGGCCGATGCTGCTGTCGGCATTATCGGCGGTCCAGCTCTCCCGCTCGTGCCAGCGCTTGGTGGCGAGATCCAGCACCCATGTCGCCTTGGCAGCGGGGAACGTGATGGCGATCAGCTTGTGACCCTGCCACGTGTAGCTGAACGCCCTGGCATACTGGTGCCCGGTGTATTTTGCCCACTGCGCCTCGATGGCGTGGTTGCTCATCCGCATCGGGACGAAGCTCTCCAGCCGCCAGAAGATCAGATCATCGCCCAGGAAGAACAAAGTGTTGTCTTCCAACACAAGGCTGTAGGGCGCCATCAGACCGCGTTGGATCAGTGCGCCGAAGCTGCGGCTGAACGGGAATGCCGGTGGCGCGTTGGCGGCGTTATACCAGACCTCACCGACCTTCTCGCCGAACACGAACAGCTGCTCGTGGCTGTTGGCGATGCCGACAATCAGATCGCTGGTGGTGCTCTTGGTGGTGAAGTTGAGTGGGGGCGCCGGATCGACACCATCGGGACCAATCAGCGGATCGGTGCCGTTCCAGAATGGCTGGCTGACAAAGAACCGCGTCGTGCCGCGCACTGAGAACACGAAGAACGTGTCGTAGTAGGTGACGGTGTTGCACGGCGGGAACGACGGATCGGTGATCTGATGCACGCCGGATGTGCTGTTGTAGGTCCAGCCCGAGACCCCATCGACCCAGCAGATCGTGGTGCCGTTGTTGGCGATCGAAACACCGTTGGGGCTGACTGAGGTGCGGCCGAGGAAGAACGCGGTGCCGAAGTGATCGAGGTGATAGAGGCCGTCGTTGGTGAGCGCGTAAACGAAGCCGCCCATCGCGGTGAACGCCATGACGGCACTGCTGTCGCCGCAGACCGTGAACGGCGCGGTGCCGGGCGCCGTCCAGATCCCGACCGGGGCTTTGTCCTTGGCGTCCTGGATGCCGGTCTCGGCGAGCACGTTCACTGCCCGCGACGCATTCATCGGAATGCTGTTGCTGACGTAGCTCTGTGCGAGCCAGTCGGTGACTTGAGGAACGGCACCTACTCCCTTATGCTGCGAGCAGTGCTCGGGGCGCGAACCCCTGGCACTGCTCTAACCTTAGCCTGTGGAAGGGAAGGCTATGGCTCCGAAGAAGCTGCCACCAGCGCGCAAACTGCGCCAGTTGTTCGACTACGACCAGGACAGCGGGACGCTCACCAGGAAACCAGCTCCGCGATCGGCTTTCAACAGCGACAGAGCCTGGGCAGCACACAAACAACGCATAGGTGAGGCCAGCAGGTCTACGGATGGCCAGAGATATGTCCGCGTTTGTATAGAATACAGCATCTTCAAAGCCCATAGAATCATTTGGAAGATGGTCACCGGAAGAGAACCGCCACCCATAATTGATCATATCAATCGCAACACTAAAGACGACAGATGGTGTAATCTTCGACAGGGAACTAGTTCGCAAAGTAATGCCAACCGCCGGTCTATTGGGAGGAGCCTGAAGGGTGCGCACTTCAGGGGAAGATCGTGGGAATCCTCGATTCAGGTGCGAGGACATTATCGGTATCTCGGCACCTTTCCCACCGAGGCAGCCGCGCACGCCGCCTACTGCGAGGCCGGTCGGAAGGCATTCGGTGAATTCTTCCATCCAGGTTAGGTGTTCCTGCTTGCCGGGTAGCTTGATACGCCAAACATCACACTCTCAGGTTCTCTATCCCACGCTCTTGCGATCATAAGCTTCTCGTCTGCGAGACCCTTCACTAGCTGGATGGAATAGTCTCCCTTCACGGCAGCCCGACGTTCCGAATGCTCAGGCCAGATCTCGACCGCGAGGTTATAGCGTATGGCGTTCTGCCATTCGTCCGGAAACGTATCAATTGTGGTCAGATCGGTATATGTCGTCAGGGGTAACTGCACCGTCATCTGCACCGCCTGATCAGCATCGCCAGGGGTGACCCAGGTATGGAATTCAGAAAATCCTAATTTAGGATCGAAAAAATACCCAGTCACCTGCCCTGAGTTGTCTTTATTTGTTTGGAAACTGTAATCGATGCGGCTGAACACGCTCAGTGGTGTTTCGATCTTGGTTGGGATCCCACGGTTCCCAGGATACACCACGCGACGGGCTGCAGGGGCCTTCAGGGGCCGTGGCAGATCATTGGTGTAGCTCAGCACCCTGGCGCCCGAGGACGCCTGTGAGGGCAGCGGGTCGGTCGTGGTGAGGGTGTTTGCCGATGTGATGGTGGCGACGGTGGTCCAGAGATAGCGTTGCGGCTGTCCTGGCTGGGCATCGAGCAGGACGGCGATGTGATCGGCGACTGTCATGTCGCTGGTAGAGTTCACCGTCAGCGCCGTCGTGCCAGCCACCGCGTCAGCGGTCAGGAACGTCTGGGTGTAGCTATCGGAAGCGCAGCAGTGATCCGGCGAGCCGATACCGATGCGGTAGGTTCGTTGCCCAGGCTGCAGGAACAGGATCGCATCCCGTTGGGTCCAGACCCGGATATCCATTCCCTGCCACTGCTTGACCATGGCATTGAGGCTGTAGAACCCGTTGTTGATCATGCCGAGGGAGGGCGTTTCCTGGGCGCCACAGCCGCCTGCGAGGCGCAGCGCGCCCGCGATCAGCTGATACACCGGCTGCGAGTAGGGCAGCGTGGTGGTGCCCTGCAGCTCGGTATCCCAGCCCTTGACCACGGCGAGCTTCTCGTCAGCCAATTCCTTGAGGATCTTCAGTCGCTCGGCGGGCACGTCGTATTCCGGCCCCAGCTCGACCGCGAGCGAGAACCGCAGCGCGCTGATCCACTCCTGCGGGATGTCGGCGGTGTCGCGCTGGGTGTCGAACGACTGCAGCGGGCGCTGCCCGACGAACTTCGCCACCCCGTCGACCAGCGGCGTCGGATAGACCGTCAGCACGCCGTAAGGCAGCTGTGGGTCGTAGAAGTATTGCGCCGGGACGCCCTCGGGGACCGCCTTGTTGGACAGGTTGGCATAGTCGAGCCGCGACATCAGGATCAGCGGTGTCTCATCATCGCCGAACATAAATCGCCCTGCGGTGATCTTCAGCGGGCGCGGCGTGGTCGACAGGCCCGGCGAGCCGATGCCGATCAGATACGTGGCTTGACCACCGAGCAACGGCACCTCGATCGTGGTCTGGGTCCAGACGTGCAGGCCGTTTGCCTGCCACGCATGGATCATGCCGTTCAGCGACGCCAGGGCGTCGTCGTATTCCTCAGCGGGCGGTACTTCACCGGTTTGGATGGCGCCGATCAGGCGCATCGCGCCCGTGATGATCTGGAACGAACTCGGGTTGTAGGTGTAGTCGCCGCTGGTTGCCACCGTGTCCCCCTATGAGATGAACACCTGCGGATTGTAGTAGCACGTCGTCGACGCCTTCCCGAGCCGCACCTGGGCGCGCACCCGTCCCGCGACCTGGGGCGTGAACGTCGCCACCAGCTTCTGGGTGGCCGGGGTGGCGGGCAGGCTGTTCCACGTCGCTGTGGACGTCGTGACGGCCGCTGCCGTGGTCAGCACAGTGGCGGGCAGGGTGGTGACGAACGAGGCGAGCGACGAGCCGACGGTGCCCTGGTATTCGACGATCAAGCTGATCTCGTCGTTGTTCAGGCTGGCGCTGCTGACGATCTCCACCGTCGCTGTGCGTGAGCCGCCGACCGTGACGTTGTTCACGTCCATCCAGAAGCCGTTCAGTGGATTGGCGTATTTGTCGATGTTCGTGTTGCTGACCATCTTGTGGCTGTAGGTGCCGACGTTGTCCTGCGCGCCGCCGGTCAGGGTGATGACGAACTCGGTGGTGACCGCACCGGATGGTTGGTAGCTCTCGGAGAGGAAGTTGCTGCCGTCGTAGCAGTTGATCAGCTCGACCAGATCGCGGGTGTTTGTCACACCAGTCGTGAGATAACGCACGACGCCGCTGGCAATACGGCAACTGTCGAATAGGAACTTGCTACCGGCACCGATATTGACGGTCACCAGCGTGCCAGTGACAGCTGATAGGTCGACGCCCCTGGCGGTTACCAGCATAGCTGTATTGACACCTGGGAACAACGTAACGGGAATTGTCGCTCCAGCTATCGCACTTGGCGTGTTTAGCCAGATCACCTCAAACATACCGGCAATCGTGCCGATGCCTTGCGATGTAGCGCCAAACCGCACTGTAGAGTTATACAGGACGAGAGTTGCCGCAGCTCCGTTTGCAATACGAAGATTGGCAGTTGATGTATTAACATATAACTGGCATGTATCAAGGTAGACTGACTTTAAACCAGTGCTGCTTATATTTATCGGATTTGGTCCTGTTCCGGTATTTATGTAGCTCATTCCGTAGTGATACGTCGGAAAGCCTATCTCCAAGGTTAGTGATCCAGTAGTGACAGTGCATGTAGCACCTGCTGTCAGATCGGCGGCGACCGGTGGCGTGCTGCCTGCACGGTTCACGCTCAATATCTGACCGGTGCCAAAGCTTGCGGTTGCGTTACCAGAGCCATAAATAGTCGCTGCTGTCTGCGTCTCGGCGTGATCACTCGATACAAACATCCGGTCGCCGCCAGCTAACCGGATAGCTCCAACCGCACCGAGCAACGTCGGCATATCCCCGGCAGCAGCCGCCCAGAAGTATGTGCTCTGCCCGGTCACATTGGTGAACGTGACGCCGCCTGTGGCGATCGTGCTGTTGTTCGCCGTGGTCCACACCGGCTCGGTGCCTGCGGTGCCCCCTGCCGTGCAGCGAAATACCCACTGCGCCTTGAGAGCCGGTGCGGTCGGTTTCACAATATTGCCGATGACATACGTCGCGCTCGGTACGAACGCCGAGATCAGGGCATAAGCAGCGGACGATGCGTACCAGTCTGCGATGATCGCCTCCTATGCCAGGATCATAGCACGGGCCTGCGCGCCGCCGACTGGCGGCACGATCTGCGCGATCTGCATCACGGCGCCGACGTCGCTGATCATCTCGGTGCGGGTGGTGTTGTCCTGCACCAGCACCACCGAGCCGATGCCAGCGCGAGAGCCCGACAGCATCATCGAGGGCGTCAGCGGGGTCGGATACGTGGTCTGCACCGACGCCCAGTGCTCCAGCGCCACCTGGGTGACCTGGGCGGCCGGGTTGGTGGTCAGCCAGTGCTCGACCGCTGCCTGGGTGGCGAGCGCATTGGTGCCGATCGAGGCGCCTGCGGTGAAGCCCGAGGTGAAGCCGCTCGGCACCGTGCCGGTGAAGGCGGTGTCGCCGAAGTTGGCGGTGATTGCGTCCAGATTGGCGCCCATGATCGCCAGCGGAAATGCTGGGACGCCAACACCGGAACTTGTGATCGCTACGCCGCCAGCGCCAGTCGCCGGATTGGCTGTCGCACTGCCGTTCCAGTTGCCAGCCGCCGCGACGCGAAACCACGTTAGGCGAGCACCAAAATCCACGGCTACGCTGATTACGTCAGCAGCAGCACGAGCACCCAGCGTAGATCCGCTGCTGACGCCATCGACGTTGATGACGCCGCTCTTAATGACGACGCACGTCCCGATCGATGTCGGGACAGGAGTGGTCACATTTGGTGTACTGAAACCGACCCCGGTATTGGCGTTGCCCCATACCGTCGGTGTGCATTCCCAGTAGAATTTTCCGGTGATCTGCTTATCAACAGCCCTGACCCAGGCTGATGCGCCACTCGCAACAGCGATCAGATTGAGGCCACTCAGCGTGACGTTGGCGCTCTTATCGCTCCCATTCCATTGGGTGTTCGCCACGGTTCAGCTCACGCAATCACACGCGGGCCGATGGTGGCCGCACTGACCGCGCTCGCGCCCCACGCCGCGCCTGTGTTCGGATCGGTCGTGTCGGTGCGCCACGTCCACTGGAAGCCGGTGGTCAGCGTCAACGTGGACGAGGCGACGGTGGTGCCGCCGCTCTTGATCTGGACCGCTGCGGTGCGTGATCCGGCGTCGCTCTTCTGCATATATGCGCGTGCGGTCACCGCGATCGTGCTGGTCGGCGTCGAGGCGATGGTGCCGATGGTGTAGAAGTCCGCGTCGTTGACGGTGCTGTCGTAGACATAGCTGGTGAGGCCGTCCTGCTGCGCTTCGTTGACATACTCGGCGTTGTTGGATGGGGTGATGTTAACGGTGCTGGTGACCCCTCCCACCGAAGCGCCCATAGTTGGCGAGGCGCTCGGAAATGACGCGTAGCTGACACCCGTGCCGGTTCTCCCGGTTGACCCCGATCCGGTCGTGAATACGGCCGTGACATCGTGGCTAACCCCAAACCAATATGTCACGCCCTTCGATACAGTTACCGGCGTGCCGAATGTGCAAGTATTATTTCCCGTCACCGGATTTACGATGTTCGTTGCCGATCCCAGTATCGCGGCCGGGTTGCCGGTAGTAATGTCGGAAGAGAAAATTGTGCACTTTAGGTTGCCCGTAAACCCGGTGTTCACGTTAATGATGATAGTTCCGACTGTACCACTAAAGGCGGCAGCAAACGGTGTGTATCTGGCGTTTGCCGTCACGTCGCTGCCGGTTCCGAATGGCGCAAGAGTGTTCGTGGCTGGATTTGGCGCCACCGAGAACTGCGTCTGCGTGGTCGTGCTCGGCATCCGCGCGTAGCACCGGATGTCGCCCACCCACGGCACGCTCGATGCATCACTGCGCCAGAGAACGTCATCGAAGCGCACGTTGTTAACACTGGCCTGCATGCCAACTGACAGCTTGTTCGCTTGGGTATTTGTGCCGGGGCGCGTGTTGAGGCCACCCTGTGCGTGGTCGTTGCTGGTGCTGCCGTTCTTGCGCACTGCCCAGCTACCAGTCGAACCATTTATAACGATCTCGAACTCAAAGGCAAACCATGTGTTCTGCGCTGTCACCGCGCCGGTGTAGGTATCGAGAACCGTTCCTGATGGCGTGGCAGAGGTCAGCAGGATAGCGCCATCCGATCGAAACACGATGCAGCATTGATTGGTCGCACCGTCTGACAGTTGGAAATACAGCCCGAGTGTCGTACCGCTCAGCGCCGCCACCTGGAAATATGCCACAACGATATGATGCACCGGATCGGTGGTTGCAGTACTGCTTTTCACTAAGCCATTCGGCGCAACGCTTCCTATGGAAACCGCCTGACTACCAGCAAAGCGACCGGCCACCAAAGTGTAACCAGCTGTCGTCCCGCTGTCCCAATAGCCCGCAATCGCATCGGTCTGCGCCGCGTAGAGATCGAAAGAATCACCGAAGCTCCACGCCATCAGACCCTCGACGTCAGGATGGTGAACGACACGTCGCTCAGCGCCACATCCGGCGTGCCCGGCGCCACGATCTGCAGCACGTCGCCGATCGCCAGCGTGCCGCCGCTGCCAGCCAGCGTCGCGCTGGTGTGCGACGCGGTGGTCACCGTGATCGTGCCGATCGGGGTGATCGTGGTGCCGCCGCTGATCTGGTTGAGGATGAACGCCGCGTTCGCCTTGGTCTGCGTGCCGTCATAGATCTTGGTGCCTGCCAGCGACGCGGGCACCGTCAGCGACATCACCATAGGCACGTTGATCGCAGCGCTGGCCGCCGGTTGTCCCGCGAACGGGAACGCGATCGGCACGCTCTGCACCTCGGCAGGCAGCTGGGTGTAGGTCATCACGCCAGCGATCGCCGAAGCCGTCGGGGTGGATGTCAGAGTGCCGCTGGTGATCGTCAGCCCCGACAGCGCGGACACCGTGCCGCCGTTCCACTGCACCGCAAGCGTGCCACTCGTGGTTATGGGACCGCCGGTAATGCCGGTGCCGCTGGTCGCCACCGAGGTGACCGAACCGCCAGATCCGGTCGCGGTCAGCGTGCCGCCGGTCGACAGCGTCAGACCGCTGCCGATCGCGATATCGCTCGGGACCGCCGCTGCGGTGCCGGGGTTGCCCATGATCGTGCTGGCGGTGCGGGTGGCCAGGGCGACGGTGCCAGCGGTCGTGATGGTGCCGCCCGACAGGCCGGTGCCTGCGGTGATGGAGGTCACCGAACCACCGCCAGCGGTCGACGCCAGGGTGCCACTGGTGAGCAACAGGCCCGACCCCACCGTCGTGACCGTGCCGCCGTTCCACTGCACGGCGAGGGTGCCAGCCGTGGTGATCGGACCACCCGTGATGCCCGGCCCGCTGGTCGCCACCGTGGTCACGCTGCCGCCGCTGCTGGTCGACGCCAGGGTGCCGCTGGTCAGAGATAGACCGGATCCAATGGCGGTGACCGAGCCGCCGTTCCAGGCCACGGCGAGCGTGCCGCTGGTGGTGATCGGGCCGCCCGTGATGCCGGTGCCGGTGGTGGCCACCGTGGTCACGCTGCCGACAGAGGTCGCCGTGAGCGTGCCGCTACTGAACGACAGGCCGGTGCCAATCGGCACTGCCGTTGGTGCCGCCGTCCCTGCCGTGCTGTTGGCGAGGATCGTCTTGCCAGCCTGTGTCGCCAGGGTGGGGTTGGGATAGTTGCCGCCGAGCGAGCCGCCCGCCTTGCCGGATGGTGGACCACCGCTGGCCGATAGCGTGCCCGCCGTCAACACCATGCTGCCGCCGTCGATGGCGAACACCGTGCCCGCATTCCACTGAACGGAAAGAGTTCCGGCTCCAGTGATTGGGCCGCCGGTAATGCCGGGGCTCGTGGTCGAAACCTTGGTGACGGTGCCGGTGCCCGCCAGCGGCACGCCAAGCACGGTGGGTGTCGAGGAAAAGTCGGTGACGCCGGTATCCGAGATCGACAGCGCGGTGATGCTGCCGGTGATGTATTGCCACGCTGCCTTGCTGCTGTTGTAGCGCGTGGTGCGGACGTTCTGGTGCGCGTCCGTTAGGTCGCCGCTCCAGTCGATCGGCTGGTTGGCCGCGAGCCGGATCGCCGCGTCCTTGACCCCGGCATCAGCGAGCGTGGCACCGGAGAACTCAAGGATCGCGTCGTAGAACGGCCCGACAGCATAGAGCGCGGTGCCGAACGATGCTGTACTGCCGCCGACAACCGAGATCGCGCGGCTCATCTGCATCGCCACGGTAGTGCCGAACGCCCATGTCACGCCGCCGTCGCCGACGGTGCCAGCCGAAGTCGGCCATGTCGGCTCAGTGGTGCCGGATGTACCTGGAGCGGTGCAGACGTAGGTGAAGCCGTTCCCCACCGTTGGCTGCATCGCCGTGCCAACGGTGTAGGCGTGCGACGGCTGCCACGGGTGCAGGATGGTGCCGTTGCTGGTCTGCCATGTGACGCCGCTATCCACCACCGTGCCGCCGCCATCGGTCGGCCATGTCGGCTCGGTGGATCCCGATGTGCCTGGGGCGATACAGACATAGGTGAGGTTGTTAGCTACCGTCGGTACGATGATGACACCCAGCGCGTAGCTGTGCGTTGGTTGCCAGTTGTTCTGCATCTGCGTCGGTCCAGGGTTCAGCACGAGGAACGTGCGGGCGCCGCCGCCGGGGGCGTAACCCGTCGATGCGGCCTCTGGCCCGTTGGCTTGGAACTGCAGATTGAGCCCGTAGTCGAGTTGACCGCTGACCGGCGGCAGCCCGCTGTAGTCGGTGACGTTTCCTATCGCGAGTTGGGTCGCAGTGGCAGCCGCATCGCTACGCGATGACGTGATGGTTGCCGCGCTGGTTATACCTTTCGCGCCATACGCCATGTTGGCACTGGCACGAAACGCACTCGCCAGCCCGCCATATCCAGGGTTGCGGTTGTTGACGCTCGTTTCAAGCGTAGCGAAGCCATTGGCCGAGCTTAGTAGTTGCTTGCGAAACGACACCCGGCCGTAGTTGCTCACGGTGACATCGCCGTCGCCCAGCACAGAAACCGGCGTCGTGCCCGTGCTGAAGGTATCGCCGTCCAGCTTCCAGAGCACCGGATTGGCACCACCGGTCAGCGTGGCGCCAGTGACGTTGACGCCGCCGCGCGGCACCCAGATCGATGCCCCGCCAGGGCCCGCTGACGCTGCTGTGTAGGCCGCCATGAACGCCGCCGCGTCGTTGGTGGTGCCATCCAGCTTGGCACCGTAGTCGCGGACATTGATCTGATCGTTGGCGCGATCAGCGATGGTCCGCAGCGTCGTCGTGGTGGTTGCGGCGTAGGGCGCGATGGCTGGGTTCGGGTACGTTCCGCTCAGGCCGCCGCCAGCCGGGCCGATCGGCAGCGCCGACGTCACCACCGTGCCGCTCGACGCGGACGTCAGGCGCCCCTTGGTGTCCACCGTGAAGCTGGCGTTGGTGTAGTTACCAGCGGTGACCGTCGTCGCCTTCAGCGTCGGGTTGGGATACGTGCCGGTGAGATCACCGCCCGCCGCACCGGTCGGTGTCGTGCTGCCGTTGGCGGCGGCGGTAACGCGCCCGTTGCTGTCGACCGTGACGTTGGCGTTGGTGTAGGCGCCCGCTATGACCGCTGTGGTGACCAGGGTTGGGTTGGGGTAGTTCCCCGTCAGATCGCCCCCGGCAGGCCCCGCAGGCGTCCCAGGCGGCGCTGTGAGGCCGCTCACGGCATCGGTGATGCGGCCGTCGTCGCCGATCGTCACCGTGGCGATGGTATAGGTGCCAGGGCGCACGCCGCTGTTGGCGATCGCCGGGTTCGGATACGACCCCGTCAGCGAGCCGCCCGCCGCCCCGGTGGGTGCCCCCGGCGGGATCGCTACCTGCGCATCGACATACTGCTTGGTGGCGACATCGAACGCGTTGACCGGATCTGCCGCGACTGTCGCGGTGCCGCTGCCGGTGACGCGGAAGCCGTTCGGCAGCACCAGCTGGCCGGTGGCGTGCTCGATCTCGGCCGCATAGCCGACGGTGTCCTGATTGCCGGTGATATCAAAGCGGCTGATGGTGAAGTTGCCAGCCACCGACGTATCCGGCATCGAGATCTGCCAGAACTTCAAACCGTCCTGAGACCCCGCGAGGGTGTTGGCGAAACCAGCCGTGCTTTCGAGGTTGAGCGTGGCGTCGGTGTTGGGCGAGCTGATACCGAGCGGCCCCGGCAGGATCGTGCCGCCGCTCAGCGGCAGCACCTGCACCCAGCTCGCGTTGACACGGCCCCAGACGTTGCCGTCCTGCGGTGCCTCGCCGATGCTGCCTACCAGCGCCTGGATGTCCTGCAGCGACATCTGCCGCGTGTGCGGTATCTGGCCCTGCTGCCACATCGCCAGCGTGTCATCGAGCTGCGGATCAACCGCACCCGGCAGATCGCCGATGGTTTCGGTGAGGAGTGTCGTGCTCATGATGTGCTGAACATGTTGTTGTTGTCGTCGGTGATGGGGATGTTCCCATTGTCGTCGACCAGGAACGTGGCGCCCGACGGACCCAGCGCCAGCACCGTGTTCTCGATCGGGCCGCCGTAATTGCCGAACATGCCGATGTCGTTGTAGGGGCCGCCCACCGTCGCGGGCAGCACATACGAGAGCAGCATCTGGTTGCCGACGATCCTGACCACGACCGGGAAATAGTTCTCGCCGCTGTCGAGCATCACCCCGATGCGATCGCCGGGACTGAATCCCTCAGCACTATCCACGGTGATGAGGTTGCTGCCACGCGGCGACTGCGCGGTGATGAACGTCGCGGTGATAGTAAACCGGTTCTGCTGGCGTGGCCGCGCCTCACCGCCGGGGATCGACTGGTCATCGACCACGCCGCGCACGAAGTCCTGCGGCTGCTGCGGCTCCCAGCGCTTCTTGTCGACCAGCAACCCGCCGGTCTGGCCGCCGGGGATCCGGCGCGCCTGTGAGTGCTTCAGCCGGAACCCGGTCAGGTCATCGATGACGTTCCAGTCGCCGGGCTTGTAGTAGGTTCCATACGGCATGCTGCCTCACGACTGCGGAATGTTCTTGGTGCATTTCAGGATCACCGTGTAGCCGCTGTTGGCCACCTGCGCTGCCGTGGTGAAATCGATCGAGCCCGTGATCCCGGTAACGCCTGTGGGCGGCGTGAGACCGCCAAACCCGCCGCGCCCCAGGTCCAGGAACTGCCAGTTGTCAGCCTGCGACAGGACCATCATGTCGACATTGGAGGTGGCATGCCACTGGACACGCAGCGCCATGCCGGTGACCGAGAACCACACCGCGACCACCGCAAGATGGATGCCGGGGTAGATCGTGTTGCCCTGAAACACCACGCCGTAGGGGCCGCTCGACGTGGCGTTGAGCTTGGTGACGCCAGACTCACCGGTCGCATCGGACAGGCTGGTGAACTTGGTCACGATGAAGCGTGGACCGTTCTCCAGGATCTGGGTCGATACTACGTCAACCATGGCTTTTCTCCTCGTTCAGCCACGGCCCATCAAACCTGGGTCACCCCGAACAGGCCCTGATTGAGCCCATATGTCGCACTGACCATCTGCGGCAGCCAGGGGCGCATGAACATGGTCAAGCGCTTCGAACCGTCCGAGGCGCTGGCCGGGATCCAGGTGCCGCAGGTATCACCGAGCAGATTGGTCGACGGAATAGTCGTAACACCAGCAACTAATGTGCCGGTGCCATACAGTATCAGGTTGTTCCAGAACCCGTAGATCTGGCTCAGCTGCGAGCAATAGAACGGCAACCCGAACGTGTCCGATGTGCCGATGGTGATCGCGCTGCCCGACAGTGTGCCGCTCGGCACCGCGCTGATCAGCGCCTTGAACGCCTTGGTGCTGGTGACCGCCGCGCCGCTGCCCATGGTCACCCGCTGGGTCATCAGATAGCCATACTGATCCACCCCGGTGAGCAGCATGGTCGCGGCGCTGTCGTTGCCGACGCTGGTGATGGTGATGCAGCGCTCCAGCATGGTCGCCGCGTCGTAGGCGTAGGCTTGTTGCTTGCCGTAGCCAAATTTCTGATACAGCGGCACCGCATGGATGAAGCGCGCCGTCGTCGGTACTAACGTGCCGCCTGGGAACATCTGAGTCGGTGTGGTCGGCACCACCACCCCAGCGGCCGAGGACGACACCAACGTGAAAGCCGTGCCCACCACGGGCACCGCCGACGGGGCGAGTGCCGCTGCGGCCAGGGTCGCTGGCACGCAGTCGTAGACCGGATACAGCCCAGGATCAGGCCAGCCAATTATCTGCGGTGCGGTGCTCGACGAGCCAGCGTTCCACAGCCAGCGGCTGTCCTGGATGCCGGTGCCGCCAGCATCGAAGGACATCGACACGGTGGGCGGCTGACTGGCGCCTAGACGGTTTCCTGGCGGATTGCGTCCCATCACACGGTGGGCCGGGGCGTAGAGTGCTGTGCGTGCCACGATTTGATCCTTTCAGCGCACTGAGTGCGGGGCAGAAGGAAGCGTTGCTGTTATCTCACGCGTCTGGCGCAGATGTAGCCTTTCGCGGTTAGAAGCCCGCTGCCACCGAGGGTGGTCTGGCCCACGAGGTAGACGTCGAGCGGGGCGGCTTGGTTGGAGCGGCACTGGCCGGTCATCAGCATCTGGCGCTGGCCTGCGGTCAGCGAGTTGGTGGTGATCATGTTGAGGATGCCGACGCCCTCCATCAGATCGGTATCGCTGGGCAGCGCGTCGGGATGCACGCTGACGGATGCCGCGACCATGTTCGGGCTGACGCCAGCGGCGGGGACGAAGTCGATCGCGCCCCAGATCTCCCAATCCCCTGGCGTGAGGCTGAGCTGGCAGATCATGGTTGGCACCGTCGTCGGCAGGGTGACGCCGACCGTGTTGCTGACCACCATGTACTCGCCGATCTCGCCGCCTGCCGCCTCACTGGCGTCGCCGATACCGAAGGTATTCATCTTCAGATTGTTGGCAGCATCGACGTAGTGCTTGGTCGTAGCCAGCACATCGGACGAATCATCCGGCGCATCGACAGGGTCGCCGCTAAGATACAACGGTCCCAGCATGGGAACGCTGCCGTCGAGCGGCAGATACTCCGGGCCTGAGCCGTCGGCAGGCACCACCGCCGTCGCACTATCCATCGCCGCCTGCGCGTCGTCCTGCGACAATCCGAACTGCGCCACCAGCACCGACACGACACGGTCGTTCAGCTCGCCAGGATCGCGCCCCATCACCAGCTGCGTCTTGTAGCTCTCGCCCAGGTTGGAGCCTTTGGCGTCAATCAGCACACTGACCGTGGCGCCGATCAGCCCACTACCCATGCTGTAGACCAGGATCTCGGGCAGCGGCTCTGTCGCCTCCTCTTCGAGGATGTCGGGCTCTTCAGCGTCGTCAGACATCACGGGCCTCCTGTAACCGGCGCTAGCTGTGTCAGACCAGCCGGAACGAGAGCAACGGCAACGGCCTGCGCCAGACCGAACTCCTGGATCAACACCGCAACAAGGCGTCCCATCAATTCGTCCATCGTGCGTGCCAGCACCAGCCGTGTCTTGTTCTGTCCGCTGACGTTGGCCGCAGTAGGGTCGACCACCATGTTGATCGTGGCGCCCGCATACCCGGCGCCGATGGTGAACACCAGGATCTGCGGCGGCGCCACCCGCAGCTCCGTCGGCTCATCAGGCAGATGCACATCGATCTCGGGGACGTCCGACATCACGGCTCCAGCGGCTTGAACGGCCGGATGTCGATCGTCATGGCGATGCGGTCATCCAGCGAGCGGTTCTCCACCGTGTGCTCGGCCTGATTGTCGAACCACCAGATCGTGCCCGGCTCCATGTAGACCCGCTCGTCGCCCGCCACGAACACCACGCCAGGGTGCGCCTGCAGCGTCAGCTGGTAGCGCTCGTAGTAGACCGCAGGCACCGGCCGCTCGGGGAATTCCTGTTCAGTGAACGGATCGCGGTCACTGTGCGGCGGGATGGATGCCTCGGGCGGCAGGCGGGAGATGAACACCCGCCCGAGATGCACCCCCTGCACCCTGGCCATCAGACCGAACACGATCGGCATGGCGAGCGGCAGCGCGCCCCAGGCGGGATAGTTCTTGCAGTAGATGCTGCTGACCACGACATCGCGCGGATCATCCCGCGCCGGGTCGAACCGATTGTAGCGCAGCAGGATGTCGTCGGTGTCCTTGTGCTGGCCATACTGCGAGCGGATCGGCACCGCGTTCCATAGCTCCGGTTGCGTACGCAACTGATGCAACAGAGGCTCGACGTCGATGCCAGCGGCGATCCGCTCGAAGTATCTCACCGGACGCCCGGTCCCTGGATGGCAAATCCAAAAACTGCCCATCCCAAAAGAAATAGGAGCACGAACACCCAGACGCCGTTGAACCTCGGCCAATGGGGGTTGCTTGCATATGGCCCCCAGTAGCCGACCACGTAGAACACGATGGCTAGTATCATCAGCAACCAAAACAGGAAGCCAATAGTCATACGGACCTCCTGTTAGTTGTCTTACTCACACACCCTGATTTGCGAAGATCGAACGCCAGTCAGCCCAGTATCCTGAGTAGCGTTCATAACACGCGGCCTTCGCGTTTTTCGTATCGAAATCATTGTCTTGATCGAACGAAATCGCATCCCGCTCATAGTACGTGAGGCCGTTCGGGATGTTGGTGCGGACGAAGTAAGCGGTGGCACTGGTGAAGTAGTGGTTCACCTTGATGCCCTTGGGAAAGGTGCCGACAGCGCGCAGCACGTTGATCGCGTTGTTGGCGGTGTCGTTCTGCAGCACAGAGTTGTAGATACGGTTGGCTTCGAACCACAGCTGTGGTGGCACGTGTAGTGACATCGGCAGCGCCGAGATCCGCATGCCACGGTTGTTCTGGCACTGCATGACCTGGATCACGAGATCCTCGATCGCGACCTCCGAGATGTCCGCAGAGACACCAAGGTTCGACTGATTGCCCGACAGCGTCGGGTGGCTGGCTGAAACCAGCGGCTGGCCGTCGGCACCGAGCGCTGACGACGAGAACGCCAGATTGTAGGTGCCAGCGAGCACGTTCTCTTTGGTCTGCCGCATCGAGAAAGAGAGCTGCGCGGCGCGGCGTTTGCTGACCACCTCGTAGAGATCGTCGCGCAGCTCTTCGTAGGTCACGATGTAGCCGAGTGCGTAGGCTACGTGAGTGAAGCGCGAGACCGGTCCCTGCACTTCGATGTCGTAGAAGATCTGGGTACCCTGCGGCTTGACCGGCGCGAGACCGAAGCCGGTGATCTCCACCTCCTCTTCGTACGCCTTGTCCGATGTCTGCTTGTCGAACAGATCCAGATACTCGACTGGGTGTTCGTTATAGCTTCGTCCCCAAAAAGCCTTAATACCCGGCCATAACGCTTTTGGATGCGACCCCGTAGTTATCACGGCCATGTAACTAACTCCTTTGGCTAGAGAGGCAGCCGCATCCAAGCGTTGCCCAGGTGGATTGGTTGATGTATGAGATGAGCGGGCTGACGAAGCGTTGGAAGCGCTGCGCCAGCCCTAACCAGATCGAGCGAAGGGATCGCCCGCCATGGCTGACCAGACCATCTCGCGCCGTGCCGCTATGACGCAAGGGTTGAAGCGCTACTTCACCGGTCTTCCATGCAAGCGCGGTCATGTTGCCGAGCGACTGGTTAACAACAAGACCTGTACCGCGTGCGACCTTGCCAGGAAGATTGATGACCCTGCGGTAAAGCGTCGACTCCGCGCTTACTACGCCGAGAACCGCGATAAGATCATCGAGCAGAATACGGCCTACACGGCGGCGAACCCCGAGAAGGTGCGTGAGCGCCGCAGGAAACACCGAGAGGCGAACAAGGACCGCCTCTACGCGGAGAGACGCGCCTGGGCGCAGGCGCACCCCGAGAAACGGCGCGTCGGTGAGCGCAACCGAGAGACTCGCGAGCGAGGCGCGGAAGGCTCCCACACGTACGCCGAGATCATGGCGCTGGGTGAGCGGCAGGGGTGGCGTTGTGCCTACTGCCCGGCAGATATCAGCGCCGGGTGGCACGAGGACCACGTCATGCCGATCGCGCGCGGCGGCACGAACTGGATCAGCAACATCGCCCTCGCGTGCCAGCCCTGTAACCAATCGAAGCACGCGAGAGACCCTGCCGAGTGGATGCAAGAGATCCAACTCAAACGCCCGTGGCGTTGGTCCAGGGGTGAAT